AGCACGGCGATCATTTAAAATTGCGAACCTTACAGAGGTTACAAGCTGAAAGACCAACATTGCGGGTGGCTTGCGGTGATTTTCTCTTAGAGGAGTTGCCATGTATCAAGAATATAGATGTATTGCAAGTGGGTAAGATATACGATTACGGAGCGTTCAAGGTGTCGCCTGTGAAGCTATATCACGATGTACCGAATGTAGGTTGGCGAATATTCCTCAATAGTGGGCAAAAAATATTCCACGCTACTGATACAGCACACTTGGAGGGTATCAGTGCCAAAGGTTACGACCTCTATGCTATTGAGCATAATTACTGCGAGGAGTACATACAGCAGGCGATAGAAGAAGCGCACGCAAAGGGTGAATATACGCACGCTTACGGCAATATCAATACACACCTAAGCATACAGCAAGCAAGGGCGTTTATTGAGGCAAACAGAAAGGAAAGCAGTGAAGTATTAGAACTGCATAAAAGTAAAAGTTTTTATAAGTAAAATTAAAGAAATATGGATAAGTTATTAAGTAAACTGTTGAACAAAGAAGAACTTACAACAGAAGAACTAAGAGATTTGTTTTGGGAGTATGATGATTATGTTGTAGATGAGTGGGAAGACGAAAACAGAAGATGGTATTGTCGTAATTACAAAGTATTAAAACTTGATGATAGATATTTTCGTTTAGAAGCTGACATTGGATTGACAGAAAACATAGAACACGATTTTGATTTTCAACCAACTGAAGTGTATAAGGCGGAAGTAAAAATAATTGAAAAAATAGTTTGGAAACAGCTAACATAGTAAAATAATGGAAATACAAGGACGAATTAAAACAATATTCACTACTGAAACAGTAGGGCAAAACGGCTTTCAGAAGCGTGATTTAGTTATCACCACCGATGGGCAATATCCACAAGATATTATCATTCAATTTTCACAAGGCAATTGCGCATTGTTGGATAACTTGCAAATAGGACAAATAGTTAAGATACATTTTAACCTGCAAGGGCGAGAATGGACAAGTCCTCAAGGCGAGGTTAAGTACTTCAATACGGTTGTAGGTTGGAAAATTGAGGTTGTACAACCTGTGCAACAATACCAGCAGCCTATGCAGCAGTACCAGCAAGCACCACAAGGGTACGTACAGCAGCCGCAATATGCACCGCCTCAACAAACACAAGCGTACCCACCACAAGGGCAACCGCAATATCAGCAGGCGCAAATGTTTAACAATTACGGACAAGCACCTTCGCAAGGAGACGGCGTACCGTTTTAAGTAAAAGACTATGAGAAAGATTATAACAAAAAGCATCGCATTTATTATTCTATTATCGCTATTAGCATTTGGGGTAATGGCATTATTCAGAAGTGAATACCCTTATTTATGGTTTGTAGGGCTGATTGTAGCAATCCTTATACTGATTGTTTTCCCTTACAACAAGTTTTTTAGTAACTAATTTAATATTTATATCAAATGAAAAAGATGATTATTCTTTTCAGTGTTATAGCCTCCTTAGTGGGGTGTAACCGACCAGAACCTAACTATGAAGGGGTTCTAATGACAGAGTACGGACGAAATGGCATTAATTCGTTCAAAATTGTAACAGGGGCGCAGGGTATATTAGGTCCAGGTAGTGAGCTGTATCAAGTGCCAATGTGGGAGCAAGCGGGCGACCCTGATATTGTAGAAATCACGGCAAAAGATGCTGGGGTATTCACGGTAGACCCTTCCTACACTTACACACCTATCAGAGGCAAAGGTGCTGAGATTGTGTTTAACTACAAAAACTACCGAATACAAGACCCTGAAACGTTCTTTGACAATGTAGAGGCTAATGTACTTAACAAGCGTGTTACAGATGCCTATCGTGAAGAAGCAAGGAATTACACTACCGACAGCCTTATGAACAATTTGGGTAAGTTTGAATTATCGGTACAAAGTAGATTGAAAGAGGAGTTTAAAACAAAATTCTTTGACCTTACTACACTTACATCGGGTCTTAAACCACCTGCTTCAATGCTGAAAGCCGTAGAAGATAGGAATAAGGCTATACAAGAGGCTAACAGGGTAAAGAATGAGTTAGAAACATCAAGAATGCTGTTAGAAAAGGCAAAGATAGATGCCGAAACGAACAAAGTACAATCGGTAGGGCTTACAAGGGAAATCCTAATGCAGCAGTATATTGAGATGCTGGGTAAGACCTCCAATAAGGTTATTATAACAGACGGTAGAACGCCCGTAATATTAGGTAATTAGTAACCACAAAAAGCAAGTATCAAAAGGGATAGTAGCAGGTTCGAATCCTGCCTTGCTTTCAAAATAAAGACAAAATGGAAGCACTAAAAAAAGAGGCTAAAGATATTCAAAATTACTTAGAGATTAGTTGCTCGGATAACCCAGAGGAGATGGTGGAACGCATTAAAGAGTTGTCGGTATATATGGCTCGTAGTGGTGAGATGTTAGCAAAGGCAAAATACCTCTATAACCAACGTACAACGGCTGAAATTACAAAGACTATCATAGCAATAGCAAAGGAGCAATATCTATCGGCAACGGCTCAAAATGCCTTAGTTAAGGGCATCGCACAAGAGGAACAGTTTCTTGTAGATTGGTTGGAGCGTATTAACCGCACTTGTACGCATCAGATAGAAGCCCTTAGAAGTCTATTGAGTTATGAGAAAGAGAATTTAAGAATAGCAAAAACGGGGTATTAATCAATTTTCACCCCTCGTTAAGCAAGGATAAAAACAAGTTATAAAGCACTGAATATCAAAGTGAAGATATAAATAAGCAAGTTTTAAAGTAAAATAAGCAATGAAAAAAGAAACCGTAAGCCGATTTAATGAGGAGATATTCACTACCTCAGACCTTACCGCCTTAAAAGGCAAATACCTAACTGAAAATCTTTATCGCCGTTGGGAAGAAAAATTTATTGATGAGGATACAGGCGAGTTGGTCCCTATTGAGCGCAGGGAGATTATCCTTTATCAAGGTGAAGAACTAACTGATGACAACCTGCAAACTATCAAATTCTTTATGGATAGCGGCGAACTAAAAGAAGTATCAGTTAGCAACCTACAACGCTCGGCACGATTGGTAGGAGGTAGTGCTACCATTTGGACGGCAGTGGTAGATGACAATGACAAAAAGCGCACGTTTTATCTATATGCCAATAGTGCTACCGTAGCACAGCAAATCATTACCGACTATGTGGAGCAGCATTATAAGGGAACGTTTGAAATAAAATCACTCAAAGAGCAGCAGTATTTTACCCTTGTATCATTGGCAAAGAAAAACAGCGATGAGGAGCAAAATAAGTTCTATCAGATAGAGGTAGAAATAATGGTAAATAAAGAATCTTACCCAATGCGCTTTTTGGTGAAAGCACCTAATGCAGAAGAAGCAAAAGTACTAAGCGAGGCGTTTTATGAAACTTATATGCGTGTGGCTGATAAGGATAAAGAATTACCTCCTTATACAATGACCTTGCTATCGGCAAAAACGCTGAATGTAGAGGCGGTAATAGACCACCAATTTTGCAAGGAGTATATAGATAAAAGCAAAGAAACGTTGTAATGTAGCCCATTGTGCACCCCGATAGGCAAGCACTCACGTTCGAGCCGTGAGCGGGGACAAAGTTTTCATAACCAAATGTCTAAAAACTGTCTAAAAAAACGACTGAAAAACGACTGAAAAACGACTGAAAACAGCATAACTACCTAATAACCAACACCTACCAAATGGCTAAAAAGCCGTCTAATTTGTTTAACCGATTTGAAGGAGATTGAGTGCGCATAAATCTTTATCAAATCTCTAATTTCAAATCAAAAAAAGCTAATGAATAACCTACAATTATACAACGCCGATAACTTAGAGGTAATGGCAACCCTTCCTGATGAGAGTATTGATGTAATTTGTATCGACCCTCCGTACTTATACCTGAAAAACCAAAAGCTGGAACGCCCTTTTGACGAACCCAAGTTTTTTGCCGAATGCAAGCGGTTACTTACAAAGAAAGGCTTTATCGTACTATTTGGGCGAGGTACTTCCTTTTACCGTTGGAATACCATATTAGACGGCTTGGGCTTTGTGTTTAAAGAGGAGGTGATTTGGGATAAGAGACGAATTACCAGTCCTGCCTTACCTTTGGGAAGACGACACGAAAGCATTTCAGTATATACAAAGAGAGAAGGGCAGATAAATGATGTATTAGTACCTTATGAGGAACATAAGTTCTTTGATATTGATAAAATAGTAAATGATATTAGTAGGGTTGAAAGTACTTTAAAGAAGCCTCATTTATTAGCGCACATTAAAGATTGTTTAAACGTAGGCAATAAAGTAGAAGATATATTTTACAAAGCTAAAAAAGATAAGTATAAGGTAGCCTATAAAGGCAATGTTTTAAATAAAGATGTAGGGATAGCCACTTTGAATACCTTTTTGATAGGTAATAAAGAAACATCTGTTATATCAGACTTTGGCGTAAAATATAAGAAAATTCACCCCACTCAAAAACCCGTTCGCCTTTTAGAGCGTTTATTAGCACTGGTTATCCCAAAAGACAAACCTCGCAATGAAGTAGTAGTAGCCGACTTCTTTGCAGGAAGTATGAGCTGTATGGAAGCCGTTCACAATATGGGTATGCGTGGCATTGCTACCGAAATAGATGAGGAGTATTTTGAAAAAGGCAAACAACGCATTGACAAATTGACAAATCGACAAATCGACAAATTAATATGAAACAATTAGACAAAGATTTATATATGCTTTCAGCCTCCAAAACGGCTGTACTCTTTGGCTCTGATAAGCAAAGCCTCTCCACCCCCAAAACCCAAAAAGACTCAAGCGACACCGATAAGTATGCCGCTTGGGGCGACAATAACCTATACCCGCAAGAGTTCACCAAGAAACTCAACAAAACGGGCGCGGCTATTGGGGGCTTGGAGGTACTCATATCCGCTCACTACGGCTTGGGCTTCCGCCTCTATCAAGATGTGGAAACCGAAGAGGGCGTAACCACGCGCGAACGCCTGCGCTCGGCTTTCCCCGATATTGATAGCTTCTTCAAAACCTGTCGTTGGGACGTAACAATGGCAGAGATTATCGAAGATTTTGAAACCTACGGCATTGCCTTTGTCGAGTACCTGCTCGCACCCAACTTCGACAAGATTGTATCTATAAAACGCCAGCAAGCCCCCCATTGTCGCTTGGGCGTACCCAACGAAAAAGGCTTTGTTGATAAAGTCTATATCAATACCACTTGGGGCGATACCCTCAACGAGAAACTAACCATAGAAGAGCCCTTTTTCTCCGATATTCACAATGTCGAAACCCTCAAATCCTATTGCAAGGAAAAGAAAATCGACAAGTTCATCGTGCCCGTAATGCGCACGCTCACTACCGAAAAGAATTACCCCAAAGTAAAATGGCATAGTTCCTTCTACAACGGTTGGGTGGATGTAGTCCTTTCCGTGCCTGCGTTCAAAAAGTATATGTTCGAAAACCAGTTGAACCTAAAATACGTGATATACATCGCCGATGACTTCTTCCTTCATAAGTTCGGAAGAGAGGAATGGCAAGAAATGCCACAAGAAAAACGCGAAG